ATTTAATACTGGAGCATCAAACCCTACTCCATTATGCATGATGATTTTCTCTGCATGTTTCTTTATAAACTTAGGAAACTTTGTATAGCAATCATCTCCAACAAAGGCATAGGTATCCCCTGACTCAATGTCCTTCGCAACAATACAATATATTATTGTCGCATCTAGTGAGTCTGTTTCTATGTCTACAATTATATTCATTTTATATTAACATACTCCTTAATTGTTTTTATGTCAAATAGTTTTTGTAAATTTATTAAGTACATTCGTGAAGCAAAGTGGTCACCACCCTTCACAGATATTTTATTAGGTAAAGATTCTAATATTTCTTTAAGAGAATCTACTTCAAAGACTAGAGTTGCATAAGTTTTTTTACCTACACATAAGTTATGAAACCAGTAGTCAGCTTCAGTTGCAGCGATACCTGATGGTTTACCATAACTCTCATATTCTATAGCTATGTTACCTGTCTTTTGCCAGACATCTCTCTCAGATTTAACTTCAATCTTTTTATTTTGTAACATGTCTTTGATAGATTCTTCTCTGACCTTGCCATAAGCTAAATCAATATCAAATTTCTTTCTATCTTTTTTCTTAGGTTCTAAAGTCATTATCATCTTTCTCCTTAAAAGGGTTTTCAATCTCAGTCATTCTACCATTATCATCTGACCATAATAAATAAGAAGCTACACCAGTTGTACCTGCATATCTATTTTTTAAGACTCTAATGGTTGAAGTATTACTTGCTATCTCATCATCATCTTGTTGGTTTCTTTCCATACCAATCACTGCATCACTAAGTTGTGCGATTGAATGTGAACCTCTAAGATGTGAGAGAGATACCTGCTTACCTTCTTCATGACCTTTATCATTATCAAGTCTTCGTAAGTGACAGGCAAGTATGATACCAATCTTAACTTCTGAACATAAACTTCTGAGCTTAGTCATCAGCATGTCAATAGCTTTTCTTTCATTGCCATCATCTCTGCCTGAGATAATCAAACTTAAATGGTCAAGGACAATCCACTTACAATCACAACCTTTAGCCATGTATCGTATACGATTGATGACATCATCATCTTCCATAGAACCAAAGTGGTCATAGATAACTAACCTATTACCCTTCATTTCTGCAGACCATTTATGTAAATCTTCTTTAGATTGTTTCTTCCACTCCTCAGGTTTATGTAACTGTTTGTTAACATGTATACCTACGAGTCCTCTGAAAGTTCTCTTGTGTTCTTCTTCAAGAAACATCAGACCAATACTGTCCTCAGTATTCTTCCAGATATGATAAACTAATTCTCTAAGTAGAGAAGACTTACCCATACCAGTACCTGATGTAAGAGTAACAAGTTCTCCCACCCTCATACCATAAAGTTTTTTATTGAGTCCTTCATATGGATATGAAATAGAGTGTACTTCTTTCTCATCCCACAAAGTATCTTGTATATCATCAAAGGTAACAATACCTGCAGGAGTAAATGACTTAGCATTCCACCAGTTTCTCATGAAGTGTTCTCTCTTGCCAGTCTTTAGATACTCATTAGCATCTTTCAAATCAAGGTTAACAACCTTACATTTGTTAGGTGAAAATAATTGTGCAACTTTACTAGCTGTTGCCCTACCTATCTCATCACTATCAAAACAGATAACTATATTCTCAAAGCTATTTAGGTATTCAAAGTTATGTTTACAATCTCTAACTGCTGAAGCTACTCCATTCTTAATGGAAACACTTGCCCATTTAGAACCCATCATTTCGTAGGCAGACAATGCATCACATTCTCCTTCACATATAGTAAGATACTTACATGAACCTTCAGGAAATAAATGTTGTCCAAATAACTGTGCTGAACCAAAGTTACCTTGAGCAGTAAACTCTTTGGGTAAGGTTCTTATCTTATTAGCTACATGTTTTCTAGTGCTATCATAAAAAGGATAGATATGTTTTGTAACCATACCATTGTTAGTAATGGTAGTCACACCATATTTACTAGCAGTATCTTGAGATATATTTCTATCTCTCAAAGATGTAGTCTGTCCAGTAGATAAACTACTGTGTGTATTATTGTAGGTGTTTGTCATTGGTATCACTTCTCCTTCTCCTTTCTCGTGGTAACCACAGTCAGGTGTGAAACAATAAGCATGTCCATCACTGTATCTACCTAAGTTATTTTTACTGCCACACTTTGGACAGTTCTCATGCTTAACAAATTGACTTTCATTCTGTATCATATTAACCCCTAATGTAATGTTGTTTTATTTTTTTTGTTTGTTAGCTTACTAAACTTATCGTGAAACTCTTCTTCTTCAGGTGGTAACTTACCCTGTTTCTCTAAGTCTATTTCAATAAGTTCTTGCATAGCATCATTCAATGCATTCTGTATTGTTAAGTACCCATATATTTGTTCTTCAGCTTTTGTTATTGCTAATAAAGATAAGACTCTTGCCATTACATATAATGTTTCTGGACCATCATTATCTCTTAACAATAGAAGAACTTGTTTGTAGAAGTCAGTAGTTACTTTTTCCTTCTGGTCTTTGTCCATTAGTATTTGCTCCTTCCATTAATTCTACAATACCATTAATATCTTTTAGTGTTACTTTTTTTATATCACTTTCTCCACTTACATTTAAAACAAAGTCAGTGATTGATGTAGGTATTTCATTATGTGTCTTGTATACTTTCATGTGCACCCTCTTTAAATCCTTTCATGATTAATTGTTTTCTTTTTAGTTCTGCATTATGAACTACTTCAATTAATTTGTCAAGATACCATTTTGCTTTTTGCAAATCTTCCAAAGGTTTACCCTTGTAATTGTATCGCCACAAATATTTTAAGTTGTTACCTTTTAAGTAACCTTTAAATTCTTCTTCAGTCATTGATGCTTGTATGGCATCTATACATTCCACCCCATGTTTATTATAATGAGGTGGATTATTTACTAAGTCTATCTTGTTCATCTATACTCCTTCTTAAAGCCACTACCACAATTAGGTTGGTACTGATAGTTGTAGTCCCATTTAATATCTTCTCGTTTCTTCAAAGGCACAAGAGGTTTTGGTTTTATATCTGGTAGCACCTCTCTGATTTCTTCTACCTTCTTTGCTTGGGTAGGTGTTAACTCTTTGAGATAAGGTTTTCTATGTTTCCATACTTCATTAGTAATACATATATAACCTGTTGCATTTTTTTCTTTTTGTTTATATCTTTCAAATACAGATTGACTATAAGAACAGTCAGGAATTTTACCAACATAAACTTCCTTCTCTCCTATAGGTGTATTCAATAGCATAAGTATTATAAATTCATTTAGCATTATCTATTCTCCTTTGTTATACATTTTTGTTTATAGTAAACATTACCTAGTAATGTGAGACTAGGATTAACTGGGTTGGGTGTAGTCTTACCTACATATTCCCACTTACAATTCATAGTCTTGTTATTACTAGCTCGTTGATGGAAGAAGTCTGCATTGTTTAACGAGTAAAAATTAAATACAAAACCTATTACCAAACTTTCAATCATAATTATTTTCTTTCTGTTTAAGATTAATATACATACAGAACTTGGGGGAGTTCTGTGTAGTCACTTCGCCTATCTATGTGTATGAATGTCTTAGCCACACCAACAGACCACCCTCGTTTCAAGGCAAGTTCAATTAAGTCCTTGCGAGATACACCATCTGAACATGCGACATCAACTGCACATGTATCTGTGTTGTATTTTGTATTACCTATTTTATGGAATGAGTTAGCACTCGCAGGATAACCACGAGACCTCAACCAATCATTGTGTTCTTGTGAACGACATGCTGAAGTAATAGTCATAGGCTTATTATATTCCATTCTAAATGCTATAAGTGTAGACAAAAATCCTTCTTGTAAAACTACATCATGACTTGTAGGACATTGTAGTTCTAAATCATTAAAGAAACTATTGTCGTTGTAATTTTTCCTTAAGCTCATCATTTTCCTTTCTTAATTCTTTTAATTTCTTATAAGAATTATATAATTGTTCAGTTAACATTTGTATTTCTTTTTCATAAGTCTCTTTGGGTATCATCTTTTTGTTACCTCCTTGTTAAATATAAGAAAATTATACAGTTTTCTATAAATCATGTCAAACTTATTCAACCATAGTCAAATTACTGACAGTATTATGTTGTATTATTACAACATTACTCTTCAAAGTAATCTTTAATCTCCTCTGGTGTCAAAAGATTGACAAGTATAGGTGTGTCTTCACCTATATATGCACCTTCAATATTAAAATCTATAAACTCAAGTGCTTCTTCATAAGACATGCCATCTCTTTTAACCAACTTGGTTATCATTTTCTGTTTGTCATAGATAAATACACTCAGCATACCACATCTTGTACCTACACCTATGATACAGTCATCATAGTCATCCCATATTTTCATCAGTCATCTCCTTTCTTTTACAGTTAAACAGTTTTCTTCATCATACTGTTTGATAGCTAACTGTCGTAGCCATTCATTACCACCAAAAGGGAAAGCTATAAAACATTCGTACAAAAACTCTGCTTGTTTTATACTTATGCTTTTAGTAGACACAACACTAATATCTCTATAGTCATCTTGCTCACCACCATTATCATCAGGTAAGCTATCAGGAAACATATCTCTGATTAGTTCTTTCTTATCTCTCACATCAGTATCATCTTGATGTATAAGATAGTCATAATACTCATTGAAACTATCAATGATTTTATATTGTACTAATATTGGCATTACTCACTCCTTTCTATTACTTCAAGATGATTAACAAGCATATCCAAACCATCACACACACCTTTATATTCTGCTTGTGTTTGGCTATCATTAACCCATTCATCATCA